ATGGTAGCAATCGGCGTAAATGCCGCGCCCGTAGCTGGTAATCCTATCTTTGCTTGGAAGTTTGAGCAGACCGCGTATAACACCGAACAGGGCGCGGGATTTGTCGCTGTAACAGTACCTTTCGGCGGCGCGTCCTACGCTTCGACATTGACCTACAAAAAGCCTTGGGGCGTTTTGCTCCATGCGTCAAGCGCAGAGACGGCCGTAAACGCATCCGCAGGCATTGACGATAACGGCGCATCTTCCACGCTCGGTGGTATTTTCGTCTATCACCTACTTTCGAGTGATGGGACTGTCACACTCACAGCGCAGGACGCATCCACAAACACGGATGTAAACTTTGCCAACATCACAGGCGCGACAAGTGGCAGTATCAATGCAAGCCTCGCACCCAAAAGCGGCATGATTGCGCTCGGTACGACCGCAACCGTCAAGCGATACATCCGCTGGCAGTTGGCTTTCGGAACAGCAAGCACGGCGACTTTCGCATGTGCGTTTATCAGAAATAACTTACTCTAGGAGAATAATATGACCGCTCAAGCAGGAAGATCACACGCGAAACATATCACAGTCAAACTGGATAACGCCGCTGGAACGCTGACCGACATCACGCCCTACTGCAATACCATCGGCTCGGTCGGCCTTACCTTTGATACTCAGGATGTCACCGCTTTCTCTGACGGCTCGAAGAATGTCGTCATTGGACAGCCGACCGCAAGCCTGACAATCGGGGGCCCGTTCGATACTGTTGTGCATACTCAGATGACCGCGATCAATGGCGCACCCGTTCCCCTTTCGCTGGATATTCAGATCGGCATCCGCCACGCGTGGGAAGCAGGAGAGCCGCAATTCGGCATTACCTCATCCGCGACCAGTGGCTATCTGTGCCATTCTTACATGGTAGACATGGGCGCAAATACTTGGAGCGCAACGCTTGACGTGTTCGGCCCCACAGCCCCCGCTTGGGGAACAGCCGCAGAAACTTAATATAAGCCGCAAGGCAGAAAGCAGTAATGTATGTCCAAAGTAATTACAGTAAATGGAAAATGGGCGGGGACGGTCACACTGGCCGACCCGCTCACACTTCCGCAAGCGCAACT